CTTATGTACCAAATTTCTACCTACGCCAGAAGTGCCCTACATGACAGGCAATTGACAGCCAAGATATTGCGTCGTGTAATTCCCTTTAGACGTGGGTTTATTGAAATCCCAGAGGATGGCACAATTCGTAGATTTGAACTAACAGGGTGGGGAAACTCGGACCTTTTAGATGGCGAAGCAGCATATCGTAAACGTATTTTTCGTAAAGTGTACACAATTCAAATGTCAGCTGAAATGCCTGCTTCGGACCTTGAGGCCCTCAAGCAAGTTACCTCAGTTATTGGTAATATAACTAATGCAGATAATGGGAATCCCACCGTATTCACGACCTCATTCTCGGAGGAGTTTTAATGCCCACATACACCAACCCAGGCGTTTACGTTAGCGAATCAACCCTCGCTACTAACGCAAAACGATCCAACCTTGCTCAAGCAGCCGGATGTTTCTTTGGTACCGCCCCGCGTGGACCACTTGACGCAACGCTAATTGATTCCTGGTCGGCCTACAAAAACTACTACGGAGACATCTCAGCTTCACACGAACTTGGGTTCTCCGTTTACCATTACTTTGCTAATGGTGGGCGCGAAGCGTACATTGTACGAGTTGCTAGTGGTGCTTCATCAACCTCGGCTGCTACCGCAACAGTTCCTTATTTTGCTACGGCAGGAGCAAGTGCAACCTCAACGTTGTTTACTGCCAACGCTGCAAACGTTGGTGCTTGGGGAAATGGTCTTACCGTAAAAACGGAAGCAATTTCTGCCGCAAATACCTACCCTGCTGTTGGAACCGCAACACAACAATACCAATACAACCTAATTGTTACCTTAAATGGTGTTGAGGTTGAGCGTTGGAATAGTGTTTGTTCTGACCCAACCGACAACCGTTTTGTTAAAACTGTTGTTAATACGTACTCAAAGTACATCACTATTCCAACAACTTCCTGGCCTTCGGCAGTAGTTGGAGCAGCTCCTTACACTACGGCTGTTACTTTAGCTAGTGGTAATGATGGTACGGCTATTGACACATCTGACTACACCACTGCAATTAACACAAAACTTTTGACGGTTGAAGGATCTCTAATCCTTCATGCTCCTGGTGTAACCGCTGCTGCAGGAACTGCTATCGATGTTTCGGCAATTACCGCTTTAAATAACGTAGCTACTTCTCGTGGAAATTCCTTTGTAATTGTTGACCCAGCAGATCTTCCTGTAAAAGCTGATATTGCAACACTTGTTTCTACTTATCCCCAGTCATCGTACCTTTCGGTCTATTACCCTAAGCTAAAGATGGTTGACCCTACAAAGACTGGACCTGCTGCAATTCGTGACACTTTCCCTGGTGGAGCCGTAATGGGTGCTTATATCCGCACTGATTCAACTCGTAGTGTTGCAAAGGCACCAGCTGGTTATGACGTTGATGTTCGTAACGCAATTGGTTTGACCAACGTCCTTTCACCAGCAAACACCGGTGAATTGTACGAGTCATATGGTGTTAACTCGTTCAAGGCAATTCCTGGTGGAGGCATTATTATTCACGGTGCTCGTACTTTGGATAAGTCCACCCCAGGTAAGTACATCCCAATTCGTCGTTCATTGAACTTCCTAAAGCAAAGTCTTGCTGATTCAACTGGTTTTGCCGTGTTTGAGCCCAACGACGAGCGTCTGTGGACCCGTTTAACAATGACTGTTTCCTCAATTCTTAGCGAATTTTGGCGTTCAGGTGGTTTGAAGGGAACAAATGCTTCACAAGCTTTTTACATCATTTGTGATAGTACTAATAACACCCCGACCAGTATTCAAAACGGAGAAGTAAATATTCAAGTAGGTGTTGCATTGCAGTACCCAGCTGAATTTATTGTTATTAACCTCAGCCAATGGACCGGCGGTTCTAATACCGTTTCAACCCTCTGATAGGAGACAACTATGGCACGCGCCACAATTACTGATCCAGTACGCAACTTTAAATTCCAAGTAACAATTAACGCTACTGGAAACCTACAAACTCAAACCGCAGGACTTGACAAAATCGGCTTTGCAGTTGTGTCTGGTTTGTCTGTGCAAAACGAAATGGTTGGATACCGTGAAGGTGGAATGAACACCCACCCGCACAAGTTCATCGGTCAATCGGACTTTGCTCCTATTACCTTTAGTCGTGGCGTATTTTCAGGCCAAGACCAACTTTACAAGTGGCAGCAATTCTTGCACGCCTGGAACCAGGGTTCTGGAACTGGCACTGTTGGAAGTACCTCAACGGCTAACAACTACCGTTGTGACATCCTTGTAAAGGTTTTTGATCACCCAGTTTCAGCAGGTTCATACTCAACTCCTGGTGCAACTGATGGTGTTGCTCCTAGCCCTGGTAATGCCCGCTTAGCTTTCAAATTGTTTGATTGTTTCCCCGCCGCCTACTCATTGAGTGACCTTGATGCTTCAGGTAGTGGAATCATGGTTCAACAGCTAACTGTTCACCATGAGGGCTTTGTGGTAGCCTGGAACACAGAAGACATCAATGCACTTGCTGCAGCTGGTGGCTGATCTATAACCAGGAGATAAACAATTGAGTACACAATTTGAATCAACGGCTCTTAATGCTGCTCTTGAAGAAAAAGCACCCGAGCTACAACCTCCAGTAGGAGTCATTACTCACCTACAACGTGGCATTGTAAATGGTGCTACTGGTGAGTGGGAAACAGAAGTTGAAGTTAAAGAAATGACTGGTGCTGACGAAGAGTACCTCGCCAGCATTGAAAACAAAGACGGAGTTACCTACACCGAATACATGGCCGCAATGCTAAAGCGCGCCGTTGTGCGTATTGGGAATATAGATGTAGAGGCAAACCCAGTAGTAATTGACAGCCTTAGTATTGGTGATCGAGATATCACCTTCTTAGCTATCATTAAAGCTACATATGGTGAGACCAGGACTTTTGTTACAAGGTGCCCACATTGCACGCTAAGCAATGACATTACAATTGACCTTAATGATGACTTCCCATTGACTCCGCCATCAATAGATCTTCGTTCTCCATTGGTAGTTACTTTGCGTAATGGAGAAAGTTTAAAGTTACGTGTTCCTAATTCTGGGGATAACTCGTATGTAAGTAAGAAAGCCACTTCGGTAGCCGCACAAAACACTTTAATGATTTCTCGTTGTGTTGTTTGGGATGAAGGTAAGAAGCCACAAGACACAGAATCTTGGGCAAAATCTTTAGGTATCTCTGACCGTTCTACAATCGTAACTGCCCTTCTTAGTGTTGAAGCAGGGCCTAAACTTGAAGGGGTGAATATCCAATGCGCCCATTGCGGAGAACAAGTCTCTGTAGTGATCGATTGGATATCCCTTTTACTTAGTTGAGCTAAAATACACTTATTGGGAATACGAACTCATAGCCTCTGTTTACAAAGGGTTTAACCTCACGGATTTACGGTCAATGACCGTCCGCCAACGGGACTTTTGGTTCCGTATGGCAAAATGGAGAAATAACTAACGGAGGCTGCTATGGCATTAACTGACCCAGGTTCAATTGGCGGAGTAACTTCGCAGCTGCTTAAGGGCGCCCGTACAGCACTTGATGTTGATAGTTCTTCTTTGTCAAAAGTTATTAAAGACTTTCGTGTACTTAAGCAGCTTATTAAAGACACTAAAAAAGAAATTGATGATTTATCAAAATCATCTTCTGGTGCTTCCACATCCCTTAGTACAGCAGCCAAATCTGGCGCAAAAGGTTCAGGCGGTAATAAGGGTGCTGCGGGAACACAACACCAACCCATGACAACTTCTGCACCAGCATACTCAGCTGGTGGTCGTTCGCGTGATAGGAGTGGTGAGGTTGGGTACACCGAAAGTGGCAACGGCTACATGCAGGACATGGGCAGCACCGCATTCAAATACTCTCTTCGAAAAGGTGGAGAAGCAGGTGCACGTTGGGCAGCAGGGCGCGCGGCTGCTAGTGCAGCAAGCAGTGGGGCAGCTGGCGGTGGAGCAGCGGCAGCAGGTGGAAGTGGTGCAGCGGCAGGAGGTGCAGCAGCTGGCACTGGAGCAGCAGCGGCAGCAGGAGCAGCGGCAGCGGCTGGAGCAGTTGCGGTTGTTATTGGTGGTGTAATTGTCTATAACAAAGTAGCAAACATGTCTGCTGCCCGAATGGACCGCAGTCGTGATTATGCTTTAACTGCAGACCAAATGTCAGTGCGCTACCAGCAGATGACTGGGAAAAGCATGCTTGGAGTTAGCTCCACATACCGCATGCCTTTGACAGACTACCGTTTAGGTGCTGGTGGCATTAACCAACTAATGGAAATGGAAGCCTCAACTGGTATTAGTGGGCGTCAACAAGCTTCAAGTGTTGAAGCAATGCGAACACTAAGTGGATACACAATGAGCACTGCAGATGTAACTAACCAGATTAGTTCTCTTGCTTCAGCAGGGACAGCAAACCGCATGTTTATGATGGGCGGAATTGGAATGATTGGGGTTGGTGGAAAACAAGGAACCCTAATGGGAGTTATGAAAAACATTGTTAAAGCAGCTGGCCTAGACAATGAAAAAGTCCTTAACTCAGCTTTTGCTCCAGGTTCTGTTACCCGTGCAAAATTAGCAAATATGGGTGTTCCACCTGACATGATTACCGAAGTTTTGCAATACGCAAAAGCAAACCTGCAGTTTAAAAGTAAGGGTGGGTACAGGGATGTATGACCCAGGTCTTGAAAAGGACCGTCGACGAATGGGTATTGAAGAAAACTTTGCTACTCAAGCTGAAGAAACTGATCGTTTAGAGGTTAAGCGCGAAGAAAAGTTTTACCGTCGTCAAGCAGATAACTACGCTTATTTGGAACGACAGACTCAAACGCTAACAAGAGCTTTTGGTGCTTTAGAAGACACCCTTTCAGGAATTATTGGGTTTACTGGTTCTAACAGAATTGCCAATGAAACAATGAATGGAATAATGAATGTTGGAGGTGGTGACCCCCATATTCCTCAAACAGGTGACGGTAATAAATCAAATCCACAAACAACTCCTACTTCTTCATCAAAAACTAAAGCCCCAACTAACGCAAGTAATGACGGAAAAATCTATGTACCGTTAGGAAATGGTAAGAGGGTATCTCTAAGCAACATTAAACAACGTCAAGATTTTAAAGGTATGAATCCTCAAATGCAGGAACGCCTTCTTAACCTTATGCGAGATAACCCTGATGTTGGTTGGGGTGGTGGAACGCGCGATGTTCAAGCTCAAAAAAACATGTTCTTAAGTAGGTACAACCGTACCCGAAGAGAAAAAGGTGCAGATGGTAAGAAGAACTGGTTTTGGGATGGTTCTTATTGGGAAAAGAATCCAGGCGCAAACCCAGCAGCTCCTCCAGGAAGTTCAATGCACGAAATTGGACTTGCAGCAGACTTAGCTGGCAACGTTGCAAAAGTTCCAAAAATTGCTGCCAAATATGGTTTGAAATCTTTTGGTGACAAGAATGGTGAACCCTGGCACGTACAGCCACGGGAACTCCCTGATGGCCGTAAGTCCTATGAATCAGGTGGCGCTAAATGGGGATACGGTCCTGGTGGACCTTCTTCAGAAGCAACTGCAGGAGATGCGGGTGATATGGGAGGGTTTGGTTCAGAGTCTGAAGGTCCACGTAGGCCTACGCCTATGTCAAGCAATACCGTTTCTGATGCAGCTGACGGCTCCTTTGGAACAAGTCTTGCGGCTTCTTCAATTTCATCAAAACTTGCTTACAAAACAATCTCTCAAAGAGTTGCTTCAGGTGGTGGTGACCCTGAAATTACAACGCCAGTTAATAGCATGGGTTCTCCTGTTTACAACCCAAATAACACAGCAAACCAACAAACTGAAGTACATTCTAAACAAAGCAATTTAACTATTAATGTTAACCCAACCATTAACATGGTTAGCAGTAATAACAATCAAATGGATCTAAAGAAGATTGCAAATGAACTAGTAGCTG